AGGACAATAATGGCAGGATTAAGTGCATCAGGATTAAAAACTCAAATATTAAGTTATACTGAAACAGACTCTAACGTACTAACGGACGCTGTTTTAGAAAATATAATTTTAAATGCACAATATAGAATATTTAGAGATGTGCCTATTGATGCTGACAGAAAACAACAATCAGGTAATTTAGTAACTGGTCAAGAAACAATTAACGCTCCAGCAGGAGCTGTGTTTATTAGAGGAATACAGGTTTATGATTCTACTTCAGAAATAACTGGTCCTAATGTATGGCTAGAAAAAAAAGATATAACTTATTTACAAGAATATGTATCTTCAACTGCATCTGCTAAAAGAGGTCAACCTAAATATTATGCCATGTTTGGAGGTGGAACAGGTGAATCTGACACTACATCTGGAAGAATGATGTTTGCTCCAGTTCCTGATACAACATATAAATTTAGAGTTCATTACAATGCAGCCCCTGCATTATTAGAAAACAATGATACAAATTATATCAGTCTTAACTTTCCAAATGGGCTTCTATATTGCTGTTTGTCAGAGGCATATGGATTTTTAAAAGGCCCAATTGATATGTTGACACTATATGAAAATAAGTATAAACAAGAGGTACAAAAGTTTGC